TTTGCTAGAGTTGCTAAAGAACACAATATAAAAAGAGTTCAAACTGCAATTAGAAAAGATTTTACTAAAGGTCAAAGATTTGCAGAGTGGTTAGGTTTGGAGAACGAAGGTTTAATGAGACACTATGGTTTTGATGGAACAGATCAATACAGATATGCGAGGATATTTTAATGAAGATTTATAACAAAATTGTTTATGATATAAATGATAATATTATAGAAGAAGATTCTTACGAATATGAAGGACCATTAACATTAGCTGATTTTGTTACTACAGCAGCCGCAGCCGCAGCTCCAGCAGTACCTTATATAACAGCTGGAACTCAACTATTAGCAGCACGACAAGCAGGTGCAGTAGGACAATATAATCAAGCTATAAAAAATAGAAATGCTTTAGTTTATGAACAAGAAAAAGATAGATTAGAAGATAAATTAACTTTTGATCTTGAAAGGTTTGATGATCAATTTAGACAGTTTCAAGGAAAAACAACAACTGCAATATTAACTAGCGGTGCAGAATTATCTGGTTCTGGTTTAAGAGTATTAAGATCAAATGCTGAACAAGCAGAAATAGATAAAAGTGTTATGGAATATAATACTAAAGTAGCACAATCACAAGCAATGGAAAGAGCAAACTTTGCAAGAATGGAAGGTAGACTTGCAAGAATGCAAGCAAAACAAGCACAGATAGGTTATGTAGCTGGTGCTGGAACAAGTTTATTAACTAGCGGAGTTTTTGAAACATAATGCCAAAAATTCCTACATTTACAGCTGAAAAATCAATGACATCTGAAGCATCTTCTGTTGTTTCAAATATAAAATTATCACCAACATCAACTGTAGCATCTGCTTTAATACCAGCTGCAAAACAAGTTCAAACATATGCAATAAAAAAAAGAGATAATGAAGAAAAATTACAAGCTAAAAAAACTTTATTAGAATTAAAAGCTGAATCAGATAAAATTATTGAATCACAAAAAGATAATCCAAACGAAGAAGAATCTATAGGTGTTTGGGAAAATAGTTTTAAACAATTATCTAATAATAAATTAGCTAATATTAAAAATAAAAGAATTAAAAAACTTGTTGAAGATTCTTTAGAGTTAGAAAATTTAGAAAGTGTTTATCATTTAAAAACAAATTCTTTTAAAGCATACGAAAAACAAAGCATACAAGTATATAATGATAAAATTAATATAGATGTTGCTAAATATAAGGCAACAGACAATTCTATTTTAAAAGATAAATATAGAGACGAAATATATCGTGATGCAAAAGATTTTAATAAAGAACATGAACTAGGTTCTTCTGATTTAAAAAAAAGATTACAAACAATAAATGCAAGTTTATTATTTACTGATTCAGATTCTATTATTGATTTAGGTTTAAATAATTCCGAAGAACAAATAGCAAAATTAGATTCTGATATTAATGGAGCTTCTTTTATAAGTAATGATTTGTTTGGTGATAATATTTTTAATTCTTACAATCAAAAAATAAGTGATTTAACTATTAAAGGTGATCCTAATTCAGACTATGATGAAGCTATAAGATTACTATCACAATTAGAAAACTTCAAAAGATATAATGGAAGCAAAGTTATTTCTGAAAAAAGAGAAGTTCAGTTTGCAGATTTAAAACAAAAAGTATTAGTAGAACAAATACAACATGAAAATTTATTAGAAAAACAAGTTGATAATAAAGCATTTTTAGATTTTTCAAATGATTCTAAAACTAGTTTATTAAAAACTATTACTGATAATAAAGCAGGTATACCACCAACTCTTGAAGATCGTCTTATGGCAAATGAAATTGAATCTGAATATGATCAAATGGTTAGAGATTATTTAGATGCAGATCCAGAAGCAACTTTAATAAATAAAAAATCATTTGTAAGAAATTTAACATTTAGTTTAAGTAATATTTATCAAGACAGAAAAATTGCTAAAATAAAATCAAGATCATTTACAGAAGATACCTTTGATATTATTGCTGAAAAAAATAGAGTTATGGAAGATGTTAAACTTTTAGCATTAGATGAATTAGATGTAACTACAAGAATGAGATATGAAAGAGTTGCAAAAGCACAAGGTTATAAAACAACTGTTACTATAAATGGTAAACAACAAACAGTAGGAGATATTGGTGCTTACTTAAATGATTATTTACCAATATTACAAAGACAAGTAAAAGCTACTGAAATATTAGAATAATATGACAACACAGTTATCTTCAGAAGTGTTAGGAATTTTAGAGTTAGATGAAAAAGAAACAAAGCCAATAATTCCTATACAATCTGGTTTACAAAAAAAACCAGATGAAAAAGATTTTAATTGGTGGAATGTTTTAGATGACATGGCTAGTTCTGTTCCTCAAGGTGTCATAAATTCAGTTGAAGCTCAAGGTGATTTTTTAGATGAAAATATTGTTTCTCTTGGAGGACTTGAATTTGGAGATGGAGATGGATCTCTTACATTTAAAGATTTTATTCCAAAATATGTTACACCTACAAAATGGAAAGAAGGCAAGTATTCAGAAAAAAGAAATTTACCAGTATTTCATCAACCAGAAACAAAGGCAGGACAAGTTACTGAAGGAATCACAAGATTTTTAACTGGTTTTGCAGGACCTTCTAAATTTTTAAAAGGCTATCCTAAACTGGGAAGATCAAGATCCTATATTGCTGGAGCTATTGCTGATCTTACTGTGTTTGATCCTAATGAGGGTAGATTATCAGATATGTTGGTACAATTTAATTCACCAGTTTTCAATAATGCTGTTACTCAATATTTATCAACAAGTGAATATGATACAGAAATGGAAGGAAGATTAAAGAATGTATTAGAGGGAATGTTTCTTGGTGGACTTGTTGATGTAGTTGCAACCGGATTAAGAGGAACTCCTAAAACAGCAGAAAAAATATATCATGGTATTAAAGGTTTTAAAAGAATGAAAGCAACTAATGATCTTGGTCAAAGAGCAAAAATTCAAAAAGAAACTTCAGAAGTTATTAATGATATTGAAAAAGGTAAACTAACTAAAAGAAGAAAAAAAGCAGCATTTGAAGGTAATACTTCTATTAATTTAAAAGAGGCAATTAAAACAATAAAATCTACAAAAGAAACAGCTAAACAAGCATCTGAACTTTGGATTAGTAGAGTTGTTAATACTGGTGCATTTAAGAATGGTACAGAAGTTTTAAATACTATTGATAATGTTACTGATAATGCTTTTGATGATGTTACAAAAGAATATTTAGAAAATGATGTTTTAAAAAATGAAGCTGCAGAAGAGTTGGCAAACCTTTTATCAAGAGATAAAAATGAAGTATTAAAAACTGTTTTTAAAGAAAAAGATTCAAAAGAAGGTGTTGTTAAAATGTTAGCAACAAAACAAGTTCTTCAAGATTTAGCAGTTGATTATCAAAAAGTTTCTGGAAAATATCTTGATCAATTTGGAGATGATGTTTCAAAATGGTCAAAAGAAGCAAAAGAAGAAATTGGTTTAAGAGGACTAGTTATTGCAGAAACCTTTTATAAAACAAAAGAAATTATAAGAGGTGCAGCAAGAACTACTCAAGCAGGTAGAATTAAAGTTACAAGGTCTGGTGGTGAAATTTTAGAAATAAATAAAATTGCAAATCTATTTAAAAACTTTAATTCAAATCCAGCGGTATTAGCAAAAAAAGTAAAGAACATAGCTCCCAATCAAATTATAAATGAATTATCAAAATCTAAATTTTCAAAATACATTGAAGCATTTAATTCTCTTTTTATTAATGGATTGTTAGGTGGTACTTATACTCATTCAAAAAAATATGCTTTCAAATGCTTATGAATTATTTTTAAAACCTATAGATGTTATTACAGGTGCTACTGTAAGAGGAGATGGAAGAACAATAAGATTGGGTTTTGCACAATATCAAGGAATGATTTTTCAAATTAGTGATACTTTTAAATCTATTAGAACTGCTTTAAAACAAGGTGATGCGGTTCTTGATCCTTTTCAAAGAACACAAGATAATTTACAAATAGTTGATGGTAAAGCGGTAAGACCTATAAGTGCAAGTGCTTTAGAAGTTTCTGGAATTACTGGAAATGCAGTTGATTTTATAGGTAAAGTTGTTGAACTTCCTGTAAGACTTTTAATGACAGGAGATGAAATCTTTAAACAATTAAATTATAGAGGAAGATTATTTGCTGGAGCTGTTGATAATACTTTAGAACTCGGATTAGATGTTGGGTCAAAAGAAGGTAAGGCTAATATTAAAAAAATATTTGATAATGGTTTTGATAAAAATGGAAAAGCAAATGTTGTAGATAATGATATAGCAGCAAAAGCATTAGCAGGAGCAAGAGAAGCAACTTTTACTAATGGATTAAATGATGGTAGATTTTTTAATATTGGATATGCTTGGCAAAAATTTATTGAACAAGCTCCATATTTAAGATTTTTAACTCCATTTGTTAGAACACCAACAAACCTTTGGAGACAATTTGAAATGAGAATACCTGTTTATGGAGCATTTACAAAACCAATGAGAGATGCGTGGAATACTGGAGACCCTAGAGCTAGAGCAGATGTTTTGGGTAGACAAATATTTGGCATATCTGCAATGACATACGCATATCATTTAACTAGCATGAATATAGAAGATAGAGATGGAAATATTTACAGAAAAATTACAGGAGCAGGACCTAAAGATTATCAAATAAGAAAACAATGGGAAGCTAATGGTTGGCAACCCTACTCTATTGCACAAAAAAATGAAGATGGAAGCATAACTTACAAACAATATAATAGAATGGATCCTCGTTTTTATATTTTTGGAGTTATGGCAGATATTGCAGAAAATTCAGATAACATAAATGATGTAGATAAAGAAAATGTTGCTTTTGTTGCTGTAGCTTCTGCTGCAAAAGGATTATTAAATAAAGCATATATGAGAGGTTTGGCTGATGCTTATGAGGTTGCTTCAAGTGATGAACCCGGTAAAATTGAAAAATATTTAGGTAGAATTGTGGGTAATTCAATACCTTATCAAGCATTTATTGGTCAAGGTGTTCCGGGTATTATAGAAGCTGATGCAGAAAGTTATGAAGCTAGAGGGTTTGTAGATGAAATAATAAAAAAATCTTATTTTTTATCCAAAGATGAAAAACTAGAACCAAGAAGAGACATATTAACTGGAGAACCAATAGTTAAAAATCCAACCTCTATATATTATAATCCAGAAGGAGGTTTGTCATATCTAGGATTAACAGTTGGACCTATAATGGTTGGTAGAAAATCTGATATAAAAGAAGATAAAGTTCGTGTTGAAATTATGAGATTAAAAAGAAGATTATCTCAACCAAATAAAAATATTGGAAATATTGATTTAACTGAAGTTAAAAAAGATAATCAATCTGCTCATAATTATTGGATAGAAAGAATTGGTAAAACTGAAGTTAATGGTCAAAATTTATATGATACTTTATCAGAAGTTATTGAATCTACAGATTATGAATTTGCTCAAGAAGGAGATGAAAATAATCGTGGAGGAAAAGAAATTATTATAGATAATGTTTTCAATGCTTTTAAAAGACAAGCAAGAGAAGATATGATAGAGGAATATGATTTATCAGATGCAATTATACAAGAAAAAGAACAAGAGTATAGTTTAAGAGAACCATCTTACGATACAGAAGAACAAAAAGGAAAAGAGATATTACCTAGAAAAGAAAAAGATAGTTTTTTATTTAACTTATTTAGTAGAGCAGAAGCTGCTGAAATTGATATAGAATCAACTGAATATAAAAATGTAGATTTTAATTTTATTGAAGATAGAGAAGGTTTTAAAATTATTGGCTATGTGCCAGATGCTGAAGGTTCTAAATCTGGAGTAACTATTGCTTCTGGTTTTGATTTAGGTGCTAGAAAACTATCTGACTTAAATGGTTTGCCAGAAGAAATAATTAATAAATTAGAACCATATTTAGGATTAAAAGGTAATGAAGCTATTTCTAAAGCTAAACAATTAAAAATTACTAGAGAAGAAGGTAAAATTATTAATAAATTTGCTAAAAAAGAATCATTAAAAAAACTTGAAAAAGCATGGAAAAAAACTACAGGAGAATCTTTTAATTCACTAACAACAGAACAAGCTACAGTAGTAGCATCTGTTGCTTTTCAATATGGTGATTTAGAAAATGCAACTCCAAATTTTTGGAAATATGTAACATCAAATCAATGGCAAAAAGCCTATGATGAACTTATAGATTTTGGAGACAACTATCCAACAAGAAGAAAAGAGGAAGCTAAATTGCTTTTTGAATATTTAAAAAAGAACAAAAAATGAATAAAGAGTAGAAAATAAAATGAAAAAGCATTATAAACAAGAATATTTATTTACAAAACCCCTAACAAGTAATAAAGGTTTTTAAGTTATGACAGTATCAAGCACAACAGTAAAAAATTCCTACTCCGGTAATGGTAGTACAACCGAGTTTGCCTACACATTTAAAATATTAGTTAATTCAGACTTACAGGTAATTATTAGATCATCTACAGGTACAGAGACAACTAAAACTATAACTACACATTATACAGTAG